CTTCATCTCCTGCTTCTCCAACAAAATACGCTGTATTTTGTAGAAGCCATTGCTTCTGCTCATCATATGTTTGACGCTTGTAGATGCGATCTAGATCATAAGTCTCAAGACCTTTTTCCACTTCTGAGAGCGCTACACTAGCTCGTGCGGGAATGCAAGTATATTTTACATTCTGTGGTAGAGGACCTGTCTTTTCTTTTTTGATAGTGATATCGTAACCTGTTGTATCATCCGCAGGATTACCATATTCTGGGTTTGATGCATAATCTACAATTTGTCTATAAATTGTTGACCGTAGATCAAACAATTTGATTTTTCCATCCGAACGATCTAGCGCATTACAAACATAAGCAAACTGAGGTTTGTCTGCAAAAATTGCTTCATCAAGTTCTTTGAACGGATCTGGTTGTGAGTCGTCGAACTGCTCAGTCGCACGACTGAATCGTAAGCACTCAACAGGCATTTTTTTACCTTCATTTGTTGTAATCCAGTAAACATACCTAGGTAATACATCGCCAATAAGTCTGACTTTAGTATCTCCAATTTGTAGAGAAAGTCTTTCAACTTCTCTTCTTTGGGTGTTACCACCCGTGTTTCCTTTTGCTTTATCCCATGATACCATACTATTTTTCTCCTTTGTTTCGTATTAATTCTGGAACGAAAACTATTTTGTCTTCGATGGTTTTTATAAATGGATTATTAATTGCCCATGTGATTTGTTCTTGTGTCAAAAATTTTAGAGGAATCCTTGCCGATAAATCATTAGCAGGTCTCATAGAAAGTAAGAATAAATATTCTAACTTTTTTCTAACAGGACAAATAGTGGTTAAAAAACTTCCATTTGTAAAATAACTTTGTTCTTCATTACATACATAATGAGAAATTACTTCTTTAAATTCATAAGAAACAATGACTCTGTTTTCCTTAACAATTTTAGCAGGAATTTTTTCTATATGTAATTTTTTACAAAGCTGCTGTGTGTTTTTACCTAATATTGTATTATATCTTTTATACAGGGCATAAGTCAAGATTAATATGCCTTCAGGGTGTCCACCTGCATCTTTTTTTAACTTATACCAGCTATAATATGTTTTATTAGATTTCATATTTATTTTGCCCATACCAATCATATCTAATTTTTTGCTGTTTACCAACAATTGGACCTCTTAACCAAAAATCTACGATTAAAGGTCTTTGTTTATCAGGATGTTCTCTAATAATTCTTCCTATTCTTTGTTCTAACTTGATAGGATTATTACTAGGACAAGTTAAAAACAAAGTATCTAACCTATGACAACTAATACCTTCATCAAACAGTTTAGTACTTAAAACACATTTATACTTGTTTCCTACATTTTCTAGCGCCTCTTTACGCTCTTCTTCTTTTGTAGACCCTATCATTAGAACACTATTTGGTATCATTTTATTCAAATCTTTTAACATATCTAATCTGTCTGCTAATATTAAAGGACAACGCCCATTAGCAATTTTGGCAATTGCTGTTTCTGCAATTAACTTTAAATAATTTTGATTTTTAGAAAGTTTATTGATTTGACGACTCCAATCTCTTTTAGGGTCGATAACCATAAAAGGAATATCTGTAGAAACAATTTCTACGGTAGGGTCTAAGAGTTGGCGTGGGTCCTTAGCAAAAGACTTAAAAGAAGTAAAATAATCATCTAAATAAACATGTTTACCGTCTTTTCTTTTTGGGGTAGCAGTGATGGCTATCTTTGCTCTACAATTTACAGAATTTACGGCTTGAGAAAACATATCTGCAGGGCATAAATGTGCTTCATCTACAATTAATAAACTAAATTCATCATGTATTTGATCCATATTATTTAGCACACTTTTATAAATTCCTACAGTTATATCTTCCACAGAGTATAATCCATCACCAATTTTACCTATGTTTACGAAAGGTATTTGGTTTTCTAATTCTTGAATCCATTGTCTAAATAATAATTTTGTATGAACTAAAACTAAAGTTTTTTTCTCTGCTCTTGCAATTAAGTTACAAGCTACATATGTTTTTCCCCAACCACAAGGTGCTTGAAATAGCCCACTTCTAACTCTGTCACCTATTGAGAAAAATTCGTCAACCATAACCTGTTGTTCTGGTCTTAATTGTCCACTGAAAGGAAAAGGTCCTTTTGCGTTATCAAAATTTCTTAAATCTTCGTATTTTTCTAAGGATAGTTTTTTATATGAATTACTTGGCACAGCATATAAATCTTTATCTTCATCATGTTCATATGTAAATAAAATTTCATCGCCTATTAAATAAGTATATGCTTGTAGAAAAGAATCTAAATCTTCAATATCAGATTCTTTTATATATATTTTATCTGCTATGGTTGCGTGTTTTATTTTTATTTTCTTAAATGTACTCATGTAATAATGCCATTCTTACAAACAACCCGTTTTTCATTTGTTCAAAATATTTTGCCCTTGGATCATTGTCAAACCATCTAGGTATTTCTTCGTTTCTAGGAAAAGGGTGCATTACTATAGCGTCATTCGGTATATGTTTAATGTGCTCTTTTCTCATAGAATAACTACCTTCACTACCTCTTTCTTTTTGTACCCTAGTTAGATAATATATATCACTAGTAGGCCAAATACTTTTATCAAAAGTATCTGCATAGTGCTTAGTGCAACTGCCCAAAGCTTTATCTAAACTATGCACTGTTCTGCCGTTTTCGATGTCTCCTACAAAAGTGATAGTTAAATCAGTGATTCTTCCAAATTTTTCCCAAATTGTATACAAATCTAATAATGTTTGTGTAGGATGCTCTCCATTTCCGTCTCCTGCGTTTATTATGGGAACAGAACTTACTTCTGCGGCTTTTTGGGCGTCTCCCGCATTTTTACTTCTTAAAGCAATAATATCGCAATAGTTACCCATAGTAATAATAGTGTCTTCTAAGTTCTCTCCTTTAGAAACACTACTATAATTTACGTCATTAATAGATATTACTTGCCCGCCAAGTCTCCACATAGCTGAGGCAAAAGAAGAGGAAGTTCTGGTAGAGGGTTCGTAAAATAGATTACATAATATTAAATTTTTAGTAGGACAATATACTTTTTTAAATTTAAAATCCGTTACTAAATTAAAAAAATTTTTATATTTAATAGCTTCCCAATCATCAAGACTAACCAGATGTTTCACTATCTTTCTTCTCCTAGCACGGCAACTCGATCAATTTCTTCTCGTATTTTTGTAGCAGATATTTCTTCTATCTCATGTGAAAAAGATTCTTGTTCAATCACATATCCTACTCTTCTACCATAGGTAATATTTACTATATTAGGAACTTCTAAAATTATAAAGTCTTCGTCTAGAGTGTACCCGTGTGTTTCTAAATCTTTTATCATGTCTTGTTGATTGTGATAAGTTTCTCCAGTATCACGAATCATTATGACCACTTGGCCAGTTTTTGCGTGAGCGCGTTTGAAAAGCTCTCTATGTCCTTCATGCCAGGGTTGAAATCTTCCAAGCATTTGTACAGTTGGTTTTCGTCTATCCATTTTGTTATCCTTAAATCGTATTTTTGTGGGGGCTTAAATAATTTATTTGTATCTTCATATTCGCTTTTTTCTACTGTATCCATCCAGATAAGTAAATCAGGAAAGAAAAAAGTTCTATATCCAGGTAAAGGTGCGACAAAAGCAGCAATACTCGTAGGATTTAGCTCTGATAATTTTCTCATTCTAAGAGCTTGTCTTTCTCTTCCTGACGGGGAAAAGTCCCAATCATTATATATTTTTCTGACATCATCAGCATCCCAAAAAGGAACGCCAAAATGTTTTCCTAATTTTTCTCCCAACCAAGTTTTACCAGAACCGGGTAGCCCCATAATTAATATTCTCATAAGTGTATCGCAATTCTTCCGTGTTTAGAAAAAGAAAACTCTAATGGATACCAACACCTATCAATATTTACTAGTGTTGCATAATAGTTTTCTTTCAGATTTATTTTATCCGTATTTATTTCAAAGGGGTAGCTAATTTCTTCAACCCATATTAAATTATCTTTGACTCTTTTTATCTTTTTACAAACGAGATTATATTTTTCTTTTTTAGATAAATCAAATATTTGTGCTTCGTTATCTATTCCCCATTTGCTTTTAGAGTTTAAAAGCTCTCTCATATTTCTACAAGTATATTTAAAATGTAACTTTGTATATTTTTTATTATACATTTGTACTTGTCTAAAAAAATAATCACCCTCTAAACTTTTATCATCCACAACTTTCCACTGATAATCAGATTGATTTACTTTTATTTCTATCCGACTAGCTTCAAATCTAATATCAAAAGGTTTTTCTATTAAACCATAAAAAGGAAATTCTATTCCTTTAAACTTACTCATTAATAGTTCTCAAGGTCTCCCCAACTAGGGCCTAATTCAAAATCCATTCCGATAGGACAATCAGGAATAGAACATCCTCTATCTTTTTGAATAAATTCTTTTACTTTTACAATGTAATCGTCTACTAGTTCTTCTTTCACTTCAGCTACAATAGAATCGTGAACAACGGTAAATGGAATGATTTGATTTCCAATGTTTTCTTGCTTAATCCAATCAGTTAGTTCAATTAGCCCAAGTAGGTTAATATCAGAAGCTACGCTTTGAACTAAGAAATTAACACCAGACCTAATTGCGTGTTTAGCTACTCCTTGATTAGTAGATTTAGCTTCTGGTAATCGTCTCTTTCTTCCAAAGAAACTGTAGATATATGCGTTATTCTCAATGAAAGTATTACTATTATCAATAAATCTTTTCAGTTCTCTAGCTTCTTTAAAATATTTGTTAATGAAAAGCCTTGCTTCTGCTGTTTGAACTTCCGCAGTTTCTGCAATTTTAGCAGGTCCTGCTTGATACATTATGCCAAAAGTAATAGCTTTAGCATGTTGTCTTTTATCTGGAAAAGAAGATTTTACTTGATCAATTTCACAAGGTAAATTAAATATTTGTTTTGCTACATAAGAATGAAAATCAAGTTTATCAATAAACGCTTTTTGTAGAAATCTATCTCCACTTAGAGCAGCTGCATAATACACCTCTGCTGTACCTAAGTCTCCTTGCACAATTGTGAAACCTGGCCTGGCTTTAAACATCTTCTTAATATCTTTGTTATCACGAGGAATATTTTGATAGTTTAGCACCCCAGAACTAGATAGCCTACCGCTAGTAGTACCTTGAATATTAAAACCGCTTCTGAGTCTTTCATCTTTATCAATGCCTTTTAGAATATTAGCAATATAAGTCCCACGCAATTTATTCTTTTCACGAAGGTCTAATACCGCTTCTGCTAGTGGATGTTTCAGCTCTTGTAAAACTTCTTTATCAACAGACCAAGCACCTGTGGCTGTTTTCTTTGTTGGTTTTAGTTTTAAGATTGTAAAAAATAACTCTCTTAATTGGGCAGTACTATTTGGATTAAATGTTTTTTCATAGATTCTTTCAAACCTTTGTACTGCTTCATTCAAGAATATTTCGTTTTGACATTCTTCAATATCAATAGCATAGTTTTCGTCTAAAGACTCTAAAGCAGTTACATCAATAGGTCCGCCATTATTTTCCAACATCATTAGAGATTTAGTTGCAGGAACTAATATTTCATTATATAACCTATTAAATCTTTGATTATTTTCAACCAATGGTTTGAATTTTTCATATAATTGAAAAGTTGCGTCTGCATCTTTACAAGCATAAGGCCCTAAGATATCTTGAGGCAACATTCCATAATTGAAATCTTCTAATTTTATTTTGTTTTTACGAGCAAAAGTTTTCTTATACTCATCTAGTTCTCGTTCGTAATCACCAAGATCAGTAAACCTTAGTGCTAAAGGTTTAAGTCCATGTGTGCCCACAGCTTCTTCTAAACAATAATGAAGAAGCATAGTGTCATCAAAACTAGGAAATTCAAATCCATATTCATACATCAAAAATCCCATATCGAATTTAGCATTATGAAATACACAATGTGTATTTCTAAATATTTCGTGAAGCTCACATTCATCTGTATCTTCGTTATAAGTTGCTTCTATAACATCACTTAATACATAAATACCTTCGTTTGGTTGTGTGCTCAAAGCAATACCTAAAACATGTCCTGTTCTAGGAGACAAACTAGTTGTTTCAATATCTACAACAATAGTGTCTGCTGCTCTAAGTTTAGGTAAATAATTATCCCAATCATTTTCTGTTTCAATAATTCTATAATCTTTATCCACTGTTTTACCAAAATCTTCGTCAGACAAAATCTCTGGAATTTTGTTAAAAGCTTTAATAATCTCGTCTTCATATTGTGGTTTAAACACAATTAGATTTGGATGCATAATAGGTAAATATTTCTTTTCAATATGAACTCCATTATATTTAGTGATACCTGTCATCCCTGCTGTATACTTTAGGGATTCGGCCCCGATAGGACAAACTAATTTATAGCTGTCTAAAATACTAATATCCATATCAATGTCTTTTTTAAGAATCTTTTCTTTGTTATCTGAACACAGAAAATGTATATCATAGTCATCTACTGACTCTGGAATATACTTTTGAATTACTGATTCAGGCGATTTTTCCGCTTTTGAAGCGAATACAAAACAAGTTTGTGTCATTGTATCTCCTCTAATAAAAATTTAATCTCTGTTTGTAGTAAGTCTCCAGGGTCTTTTCCATAAGGTAAGTCTATAATTTTAGATTGAATATCTACTTTTTCAACTAGTCCTTGTATTCTTTTTGCGGCTCTACGACCTGCGTCATCTCCGTCCATCAAAATACTTACCTTAATTACCCCTAGTTTTTCTAATAAATCTACTTTCTTAGTATTGAAATTAGCTGTTCCAAAGATACAAACAGCATTTTCATAACCTAAGTTCCACATATTAATTACGTCAAATAATCCTTCTACTAAGATAAGATGTTTTTTATTTTTTACTTTGTCAATAGGAAATAAAACATCTGATATTTGAGCGTTAGTAGGCTGACGATAATATTTAGGTTTATCATTGTTAAACCTATTTCTTCCTTCTATGAATCTTAGTTTACCAAATTGTGTTATCGGTATGCAAATATAATCTTCAAGACCATACTCTGAAGTATAAAACGCATCAAAAAATTTTAGAGTTTCTGGTGATATATTCCTAAAAGGTTCATATGCCGCCCTATAATTTTTAGGCATAGCAAAACT